ACCAGAACCAGTTCCTGAAAAAGAAGAAGGGTCTAACGTAGCACTATAATAAATAGTGTTTTTAGCCGTAGGAGACCCCGCAGTAACAAAGTGCTTGTCGTGAATAACTCCGAAAGAGGGCGCAGTTGTTCCGCTTACAGTCACTTCTTCTGCAAAATAAGTTCGGCCTGATAATGCACCAGAGCCTGTCATTTTAAATAAGAACGGCTTGTTCTGTGAATCACATACCAGAACCTGTCCGTATTCTTCGTTGCCTTCAAAAATCTCGATTGAACACTGTTTTTGATTTGTTCTTGTGAGTGTTGATCGACCATTGAATGTAGAGAAGTTATCTCCACCGCCTGCTACGCTTGCTTTATTAATTTGTATCCATGTAGTTCCTTCAAGCGTAAAGAAAATATCTGTTCCTGTACATGCAATAAGACCATCAGCATAGACAGCTAAGCCTAGTACAGGTGTATTTGAATTGGGTCGGTTATTACCAAAAGCAGAATAGCCATTTATGCGTCTATAACCGCCATCGGGATCGACCTCAAAGTTTAAAAGCTCTGTGGCAAATCCCGGCTGTCCTAACATTTCAAGTTGGTTTAGGTTAGTATTTAACCCGCCCTTACATGAAATACCAAAGGGTTGTGAAGCAGCCATTAAACAAACCTCATTCTGTCATCTACCATGTTAGTTGGCACAGGCTCAACAAGATTAGAACGCATGCTGCGTAGTCCTTTCTTATAATCATCTAGAGCAAAAGCGGCTGACTGCGGGTTGTCTTTAAACTGCCACATGTAGTATCTAGCTCTTGCAAGCAATACAGGATAGTAAACATCAGCAAATAAAAGAGTATCACCGTGTGCAGATAGTCTTGCAGGTGCAGCCCATGCATAAAACCATGTACGATATTTTTTATCAGGGATAGGGCTAAGTCCAAACTTTCGAGAATCTGGACTGCGTATTACGTGGGTCGGTTGACCGTGTTGTTGTGCGTCTGCATCGTCTAAGTTTTCTGCGACTCTGCGATAAGTTTTCCACTCGTCAATAGAAGTAAAGCCTAAGTTACTTGCTGTAAAAGGAGCTACTTCATCTGTTACTCCTACAGTAGTGAGAAAGAAGTTGTCCCAATCTATAGAATTATAATCTGTTGTAGTGTTAGAGCTGGCAGGTTTTAACTCGTACCAACGTGTACCTGCTACTGTCTCTACATATACATTGCCGTACATGGGGTCTGAAGTTCCACTTTCAGCGACAGCTAGAAAAGGCCACTGTGGTTCAGAATTAACTATGTCAAAATAAGCTCTGTTGATAACATCTTTAGCGTGTTGTTGTACGCTTCTTGCAGCAGCAAAAGTAGCAGAGGTCAGCGCAACTTCATTCAACTCTCGCAAGAGTTCATTTGTTAAATCTAAGAAGGTTGTTGCCATTAGTTATACTGCCTTTGATTTAGTTGCGGGGCTTTCTTTCTTACCCCAGATTGCGTCCCAATTTGTTTCATATTTTTCTTTGTTCTCAGGTTTGTACCAGCTCCCTGTATCTCCTAAGTTTTTTCCTTTCTTCGCGCCTTTGATCATTACAGGCTTTGTGTTACTTCCTACTAAAGGCATAATATCTCCTTAAAGATCAGGGGGCTTTTACACCCCCTTCTCTCAGTACTTACTTAGTCGATACCGTAGAACGCTGAAACCATTGCTTCAGGACGTAATACTTTAGCACCATAAACGTGCAAGCCGCGACAGATGTCACCAAAGCTATCTGGGTCACGAAGGACTTCAGTGCTTGTGATGGTCTGTGCAGTAGCTGTAGAACTAATGTGTCCACAAACTACCTGACCCGCTGCGTTGCTAGGAGTAGCAATGTTGTTAGACTTGTACATGTCAAAGCCACGTAGCTTACCAGTAGATACTAGACCGTTACGGATAGAACCTTGACCAGCGTTAAAGTCAACAGACATAAGCTTAGAGCTTGACTGACCTAACTGCTCGTAAAAGCTCGGTGGAGCTAAGAACCAACGACCTTCTTCAGGGACATCTTGCTCGTCAAGTAGACGCGCCATGTATGCCATTAGGTCTAGAGGATCGTGCTCGTTAGTACCGAAACCAATGTCTAGGTTACCAGTGCCGTCAAAAGTACCAGCAGCAAGGTCAGTAGCATTGTCGCTACCTAGAATGTGGTTAGGGCTTGAAGCTGAAACACCAGCGATCATCTTAGCAATAACACCTGCGTCAAATGCGTCACGCAAAGCGTAAGCAGCAGATGAAGCAGCAACTTCTTTAAAGTTAACGTGAGACATAGAAGTTTCAATGTCATCTACAATAAACTTAAAGGCGTTAGCTGTGTCAACAACCAAAGTAGTTTCCTGATCGGTAAGTGCTGTTTTAGTTACATCTGCACCACGCTCATAGTTGACTACGGTAATTACTGGCTCTTTGATAATCTTTACAGAATCACCAAACGCAGTAATGTCACCTGCATAGTCAGTATTAGTAATAGCTTCACAAACAGAAGATTTACGGAAGAAGTTTAGAACCTTCTTTGAGTAAACTTTCGGGAGGAAGAATGAGTTAGTTTGACCAGTGACAGAATTACCAAAGTTACCGTTGGTGTCTGTGCTTTGTTCAAATAGTGCATCGGATACGTTAAAAGCCATGTTATGTTTTCCTTAAAAGACAAATTAGATTATGGTATTACTCTACCTTCCATGACAGCGTCATCAATCTCGCTTTCGTATTTATCATACTGATTCATGGTAAGGGCAGAGATTTCCCGTTGAGTCCAAATCTTCGGCTGTTTTGTGTCTACACTAGTTGTTTTAGTAGAAACAAAATCTGCTGCTGAAGATTTAGGTTGTGACTGTTTTCCTTTAGCTTTGGGTTTAGAACTGATTCCAGTTTCCATTTTATAAAGATCAATAGCTTTGATAGCTAAAGCGACATTATCAGGGTTTTCATAAATCCAGCTTTGAATTGCTTCAGGCTGTTCTGTAGCCCATGCATGAAATCTGTCATCTCCTCGTATCTCATCAAAATCAGGATGACGAGACTTTAGAGTTTCTTCAGCTTCTCTGCGTTGAACGGCTGTTTCCCTTTCTTCAAGGACAGACATTTTCTGCTTTAAAGCTTGCATCTGTTGTTCACCTTGTTGGTAAGCTACAGTCTCCACAGTTTCATACAGATCAGGATATTGCTCTCTAAAATCATTAAGCTCTTCAACTGTCTTAGGCGGAGCATAGGCTGGTTGCCTTTCTATTGCTGCTGCTGTAAGTTCTTGTTCTTTCTGCTTAAAGGTTGCAATTTTCTGATCATAGTGCTTTTTTAAATCATCATATCGTTTTTTATAATTGGTTCCTTTTTCAGGAGTTCCTTCTTCTTGAGGGGCCGCTTGTTGGCGGGTAGCCTTAGATTTAGGTTCTTCTGCGTAGAATAACCCTCCTGCATCTCCTCGACTAGGTGCGTCATCAACGTGCCAGTCTTTACGAGAATTATAGGGGTTAGCTTGTTCTTCAGTTACTTCGTCCATTGCTTGAGACATTTGTCACACTCCTGTAGGGGCTTGTCAGTCTTTTCAAGGTAGCTGTATTGTTCGCGTTCAACACAGGGTCTCGATACTTCAAGGTAGCCTTTAGGTTAATTAAAATAATAAGGGGTTCAAATTAATGAAGTGGCCTTATTTCAGTACACTCGGCATGCGGTTAGCACTGAGCATTTGTTTTCTCAGGTCATCTTGCGTTGACTTCATCTGTTCCCCACCATACATCATTTTCTCATCTTGCATGGGATCAAGAGTTAGTCCACCGAACGCTTTCTTCATTAAACCACCGTCATAGGCTTTCTCAGCTTCGTCCATCATAGTTTGTAGCTGATCAGCGCCCATTTGATCGGTAGCCTTTTTGGTGAAAACAAATTCACCATCCGATAACCTTGCGGGAATCGAATCTGATACTCCAGTGCCAAGGCCACTTACTTCGCCTTCGCCAGAGAATTCTCCTGCAACATCCATGACCTTATCAAAGATGCCGCTTAGACGTTCATCACCTTCTAGAACGCCCATTAAATATTCTTGTTCTTCTACGTCTAGAGACTGCTCTAGTACATAGCCTGTGTAATCTTCTTCCATCTCATCATCTGGGAGTTGTGAAGCTTCTGCTTCTGCCATCTCGTCTTCTGGGATGTTGTCGTATGTATCTACTGGCATCTCTTCTTCCATTCCCATTTCTGGAGCTACAAGCATAGAGCCTTCGTTGTACTGTGACATACCGCCAGACATTTTTCCTTTTCGTACATCAGTGCTGAAAGACTTTCCATCAAACTCAAAAGTTTCTTCTCCTGCATTGTGTGCGGAACTAAAAGCTTTTTCAAACTCGCTTTGCTTAGGTTCAGTAAGCTTATCGTAAGCTTCCTTCCCACCAAACGCAGTTATGGCTCCTGCTATCCCTGCTTTCATTTGTCCTTTTTTATAAGTTTTAGTAGCTTTCATAGGTATTGAAGTCATAGCTATGCTTTCAGTATCACCACGTAAAAGACTTGTAAACATTGAATCTATATCACGTTTACCGCCACCACCAACACCATAATTTTCAGCGTATCTTAAATCTTTTACTTCTTGTATATCGTCAGCTATTTCTTTTTGAAGATTAGGGTTTTCTTTTTTAACTTCGTCCACAGCTTTTTTAACTTGCTTTCTACTTGGCTCTTTTCCTTTCTTAACTGTTTTGCCTAATGCTTTTGTAATTAAAGAAATTACTTTACCACCTGCACTATACTCTTCACGTTCTGGAGAGCTTAGCATAGAGCCACCAGACATTTTTCCTTGTCTTTGATTTTCTTTAAATCTTTTGTCAGCTTCATCTAAATCACGATCCATTTTGTCTTGATCTAACTTTTGCTGATGCTCTTCGGCTTCTTCGTCTGACATAAACATTTCAGGATCAAGCTCTTCTTCAAGATCAGAAATTGTCTTACCGCCTTCAGAATATTTCATCTTACCGCCATACGTCTTGCCTTGTCTTTCTTCCATTTGCATTCTGTAGCGTTTGTCATCCATAGATTCTTTCATTTCTTAATCCTCAATTCTTTGTTTAGCTTCGCGTACCTGATCTTTTAGTTGTAGCAAATTAGCCAGAGAACTCACTCTCCCCTGCTTGCGGTACATTTCCAGTTCCGATGTTGCCACCGCCAGTGCCTGTAGCTCCAAGTTCTTGAGGCTGTTGAGATGCTCCTTGAGGGCCTCCCATAGCTCCTTGTTGCCCGTCAGGGGCGACAGCTTCGCCGCCATTTGCTTGTCCAACATTTTGCGCTCCTATTATTTGTGCCATCAATGCGGCTTCTTCAGGATCGTTTAAGATCTCGTCTGGGTCTAAATCAAGACTGTATGCTAACTCACTAACAATCTTAGAGATCTTAACGAATGGTGCAATAGCAGGATTCTGTGCAGTCTGTAAGAACATAGTCAATCTCTGACTACGTACTTCTTTTTGCATGAGGCTATTAGTACCCATTGCATTAATTTCTAGGTCGCCTTCAATATCTAGTTCGCCTTCAAAGAACTGCATGTTCCATTGGTAGTATGATCTTCCTAGTGGTCTAAGAAGAAAATCATCAATGTTTTTTACTACTGTTTTGATGTTGAGGCTTGCCGCACCTAGAAGCATAGACATACCAGAAGCAGTACGAGTCATAGACTGTACGCCTGTCTGTCCGTGCGAGTAACTAGGTATCCCTGTCTGCTCATCTGCAAGCTGACGAAACTTATCAAACATCATCATATTTTCTTGAGAGGTATTAGGAAACTTGAGGCCATGTATTGCTTGGCCCTGCTGTCCTGCTTGTCGTCTAAACACTTTTCCGGGATATATCTCCATTGATTGACCACCAACCAACGCAGACTCGTCAACGTCAAAAACTAATGATCCTGATAATGCTAAGTTGTCAATTGCCATACGTGCGTGGCCGTTCATTATTTGCTGAGAGTCGTCCATATTTTCAGCAACACCAATACCAAAGAAAGAGTAAGGATTACGCTCGTAAGGAAAGGCATTGTATGGGAGTCTGTACGGAGTAAACGGATTAACAACCCCACGTAAAAGCTTACCATTACTAACCCAAGCATTAACTTGTACTTCATCTAAATCATCTACCTCGTCTGGGAGTTCCATTCCTGCTTCGCGGGCATACTGTGCATCCATAACGCCCCAATACTCTAAAACCTCAAAAAGACCATCGCCATACTCTTCTGTACGGTGATCATCCTTTAATTCAGACTCGTAGTCTTTCTCAACATAGTTTGAACCCATCTGCAAACACTCACGGATTTGATCTTTGTTAAAGTGCGGTAGTTTTGCAAGCCCTCTAAGCTGAGAGCGGTTCATTTTATGACGATGGAAAGTATACTCGCAATCTTCCATTGTTGTAGCGTTAGGGTCTGGGAAGAAATCCCAAATACTTACAAACTCAATGCGCGGGACACGGACAGTAAGAGGATTGTAGGTTCTTTCGCCTGTCTCTTCATCTTTTTCCCACTTACTAAGCGTTTTATTGTAGTTGAATGGCCCTTTAACTACGCCGGTTCCAAATAATGCAGACTCAAAAAGAGCGTTGCGTAGCTCTGAGGAGCCATTAGACTCTTCAATCTGGTCATGTATAAGTCTTTGCATCATTCTTGCCGCGTCTTTAGCGGGTGCAAGTTGTAAAGCCTGTGGATCGGGGTTATACCCGTCTTTAAAAGTAGCCCCTGCTTCTTCTATAGCGTTTTCTAGTGCTGATTCGCCCGAAGAGAAAGTAGCTCCTGCTTTTAAGACTTTTCCGTCACCCTCATATCCAACATCAAAAGGATTTACTACTTCTTCTGGCTCTTCTTCTTTCTGTTCTGCGGGGGTACTTTCAATACTCGGAGCATTATCTAAATGCTTATACGTTGGAACGCCTTCAGGAACGCCTGTTTCTTTGACACCTATTGGAAATTGCCCAGTGCCAAACATAACATCAACTAATTGACCGAAAGCCGCAATGACTTTAGTCTTAGTTACTTTAATAAAGACTCTGGACTTCTCAGATTCGCGGAACCTTACGCTCTTGCCGTAAAGTCCACGAAAGTTATGATAGGCTTGAAGCCATCGAGCTTCATCATGCTCTCTGGCTCTT